TGTGGTCTGTGAGTTTTAGAATTTCACATAGATGATGGTATTTTACACCAGTCATATACATAATTTCTTTATATGGTAGACCTTTCTTATATAGTTCTAGAACCTGATCCGCAGACTTCATGTGAGAGCAAGTGTTCTTTGCTCTCTCGTTTGTCAACAGATACTCCTTGTATATATAATTATTTACAAGATGCTTACTAATATTCATAATAGTAGCTATATTCTTATTCATTACTTTAAGTTTATATAGCCTAACTATCTCGTCTTTCTGTTCTTGAGTTAGTGATGTCATACCGCCATTCCGTTTAAATACTCTCTGCATTCCAATACCTTAGCCTTGGCCATCTCAATTACCTGGGGGTCATACTCGATGTCAAACTCCTTGATACGGTACTTATCTTCCACATGAGAGTAGCTTACTGGTTCTTCATAAGTCAAGAACTCTGGGGTGTCTTGAAGGGTGTAAACCAACTTAGCCTTTTTTAAGCCCGTTAGTTGCATGTAAACCTGGAGTTGATAGTTGTACCCCATGTCGGGCTGATCATCGAACAGAGGGAAAGTAAAGCAGTCCCACGAGGTTTTAAAGTCATATACTATACCCTCGTGAAAACAATCGGGAGTACCTGTGAAGAAATCATCCTCGAAGTGGTCAAGGTTCTTAATCATAAAGTCCTTATTCATAGCTACCGAGTAAAACTCGATAGCCGTATCTTCAAGAGCCAATCCCTTTTGGATGTACTTGCTCTTAATCTGCTTCTTTACTCCGTAAATCTGCTCCTTGTACCAATCCTCTAGGTAGCTCTTAGTTGTCTGAGACAATGATTCTGTTTTACTCCGTGCGTTAGTCATCAATTGACCAAGGGCACTTGCTCTGCATTTAAAGTTCATGATAATAGAAGTTTTTCGTTTTGTGCTGTAAGAATATAAACCGACTTAATTTGCTCTAAGGTTACCTTGCCATTGGCTAGAGAATCCTTTGCTCCGTTCCACTTCACATGGGATGGAGTTAACTCCTCTTTTTTACCACCATGATCGTTGGTAGAATCAGGGTCTTTTGTATCGTCTATGAGGAAAAGGCCATTCAAAGCATATTTACGAGCATAGCTGGAACTACTACCAAAGGACTGTGCCACATCCATACCTTTTCTGTTGATGTCGATGCCTGCCTGGGCAGTTACTGCTCTGCCTTCCATGTCCTTCTGAATTGAAGCAGTAGCTTCTATAAAGACAATACCACCTACTTCTTTTACCTCGTCTTCAATAATCAAGGTACATTCATACTTTAATAGCAAAGGTTTTACAGCTTCCAAGATATCCTCTACGGATCGGTACTTATACTTGCCAAAGGCATTAAACTGATTCTTTGGAGCTTTAAGTTCTGATTGGATTGCAATTAGTTCTTTCATCGTTTTAAGTGTTTATATTTTTCTAGTGTTTTCATTTCTGCATATCGGAAGTTGTACTCATCCCAATACATCTCGAAGGTCTTCAGAATCTCTATTTTTTCACTATGGGGTACTTCCCCAAAGTTCTCTAATATCCATTCTTTGATTCTATCCTCTACCATTGTTAATCCAGTTAGTTGATACAAATAGAACCCATTGATTCCCTAATCTCTTAGGCGGATACACCCATTCCTCAGGCCATACACCTGAGCGGATAATCTGATGAACCCTCGTAGATTTTTCGGTAAAGCCCCGTAGTACACCGTACTCGGTAGCAGTCATCATTTCGTAAAGCATTGGCGTATTTCTCTTTCTAGTTGTTCAACAATAAATGGTTCAAGGATAGAGCATAGTACACGATAGTGATCGGTAAACCGATTGTTTAACTCATCGTAAAGCTCTAGAGTAAGGGACTTACCATTACCGAAGTAAAGGTCTAGGACAATGCCTTCGTTTTGGAAGGATTCGAGTTCAAGGCTAAAGCCTGGCTTCTCAAGGATAAAATGATAATCTGTTAACATGATTGTGATTGTTTAGTGTGATGCTAAGGTACAAGAGTCTGCACAACAAATGCAAGAGAATTATTAAAATTATTTTTGTTTTACACTAAGGGTAATTTTCTTGGATAAATGGTTTTGTTTTCCACTATGGGTTTTGTTTTCCACTAGGGGGTTGAACCCATTTTGTTTTCCACCAGGGGGTCAACCTGGTTTTGTTTTACACTAACCCTATTTTTCCGCCATGTTTTACACTATGGGTCAAACCGCCATGTTTTACACTATGGGGTCGGCCGTGGCAATTCGTGCCCATTCGGGGTTCGGCATGGCAAACCTACCTTGTCACCTACAAATGGAAAGGAAGGCATTTTTAGGGCCGTAGTAAAGAGATATTTTTATTTTAATGTAGTGACATAGGCGAAAATTTAAAGGTCTTAAATGGGCTTAAAATAGGCTTAAAAAAGGGCTAAAAATGGATCTAAAAAACGGCTAAAAAAAAGGGACTTATTCAGTCCCTACTAATTGGTCAAAAACAGAGAGTTGACCAAATGAAAACAAAATGAAATGTTCTTGAAACCTTTCTATTTTTTCGGCTTCGAAATTATCGCTTACCATTTGGCACAAAATACTATTGTAGTTTGGGTCGCATAAATCGGGCAAATTATTAAGCATTGTGAAAATCCTTGCTTTGATTATGTTTAAATTCATTTCTTTGTCAAGGTCAATTTTTTGCGTTTGCATTGTTTTTATTGTTTATGGTTAAGACAAAAGGGGGAATAAATCCCCCAATTGTTTCGACTACTGAAGTCTCATCGGTTAACCTTGTTTAGCAGACTCCCAATATTGTTCAAGTTCTTGGTAAGTGTCGAAAAACATTTCACCATCTGTCTCTTCATTATACACTATGAATTCAACATCTCCACCAAGTAAACTCCCAATAGCTACACCTTCAAGGTATAAATAAACATAGCCCGAATTATGATTAAAATCTTCCTCAAGGATTTCTTCGCAAGCGAAGTACTCAGCGTATGCTGCCCAAACTTTTGATTTTCCGACTGCCTCACAATAGGCAAATGATTTCTGATTGTTCATGTTAATAAGTGTTTTAGTTATTTATTTATTTTTTTTTAATAATTCAGCGTCTAACAATTCTATTCTTGTTTTAGGATATTTTCTATATAGGTAGTCTTGTGCTGATGAAAGCCTTGCCCTCCTTACCTTTACAATTTTTGCAGTTGATGGAATCCAATCCCAAAACTCGTCTCTTTGGAAAATAGTGAATGTGTAAATCATCATTTTAGTAGGTGTTAAAGTAGTTTAAGGCCTAACATATAGCCAAGGATAAAAATCGGGATTAATGCCACGATGAAATAAATTACAAGTCCAATCGCTTTCAATGTCTTTTTCATGCTGTTTTTTGGTTAGGTGTTAAAACATAGGTCAAGGCGAAAATCAATAAAGTTCCGCATCCGATAATTAGTAAGTCAATCATAGTGTTATTTGGTTTAAAATGTTTGGTGTTTGGTCTAATTCGTTTTCGAATACTTCAAGTAGGGTTTTCATTATTTAAAGGTTTTTTGATTCGTTTTCCTTAGCAATTTCAATTGCTAGGTCTAGCCATTTATCAGCAATTAAATAATATTCCTCAACTATGGATAACAATCCTTTTTCCTTGCAACTCTTAGCCATTTGTCTGTAATGCTTGTGCAAAGCCATTGCCTCAAATTCATTTAGCGTTACTTGTGTTTTTGTACTTTTCATGTTAGTTGTGTTTAAAGTTGTATTATTTTTATTTTAAGTTGTATTTTATCGCTTTTTAGGGCTGTTTTGGCCGTTTGCCTTCACAACATTACAAAAGTCCGTAATTAAATGCAAGGAAATTGTAAAGTATTTGAATTGATTAAGTATATTTTTTTTAGTTTACCTTTAGAACTGAATAAACAGATTATTTCAGTTTTACAAACTTTTGTAGGGACATGGGGAAAAATGGAGGTGCGAGAGAGGGTGCGGGAAGGAAGCCAAAAATCATGGAGGTGAAACTCATTGAACAAATGGATGCAATCGCAGTCCCTGAAAAAATTTGGCTAGCGTTATTAAGAAAATGTGAGGAGGGTGATACGCAAGCATTGAAACTTTGGCTAGCCTATAGACTTGGCTTACCGAAGCAACAAATCGACATCACATCCAATGGCGAAAAGGTAGCACCCCCTATTCATTGGATAAGCAAAACTATAGAAATACAGGAAGCCCAAATCGTTGATAATGAAACGCTTACCCGCATAGACGAATAAGCGGAGGGGGAGGGTATGTTCGTGAGTGTACGGAAACCGATTGGAAAGTGGATTTCCCCAATTAACTAATTTACCCTAGGGGGGGGGTATGTTTCTGAGTGTACAGGAATGAAACGGAAAATGGAAATCCCCAATTAATTAATTTAGCTATGATTCAACTTTTAGACGATTACAAGCCATTATTCTACGAGCAGCCTGACACGAGGTACTATTTGATTACGGGTGGAAGAGGAAGTGGTAAATCATGGACATTGGCTTTGTTTCTGTTGAACTTGACTTATGAGAAGGGTCATGTGATTCTTTTCACTAGATACACCTTGGTGTCTGCGTTTATTTCGATTATTCCAGAGTTCTTGGATAAGATTGAGATAATGGGCAAGATGAATGACTTTGATGTGACTCAGAGTGAGATTATCAATAAGCTAACAGGTTCTAAAATTCTATTCCGTGGAATAAAAACTAGCTCAGGTGTAAACACTGCGAACTTGAAGTCAATTGCTGGTTTGTCGACATGGGTAGTGGATGAGGCTGAGGAATTGACAGACCCTGAGATATTTGATAAGGTGGACTTGTCGATACGAGCGAAGGATAACTACAACAGGGTTATCTTGGTTATGAACCCATCGTACAAGAGTCATTGGATTTATAAGGACTTTGTAAAGAACAAGAGAAAGGATACGACTTACATCCACACGACATACTTGGATAATAAGATTAACCTGTCAGAGTCGTTTGTGCAGGCAGCTGAGAAGACTAAGCGAGAGAACAGGGCTAGGTATGACCACTTGTTCATGGGTACTTGGTTGGATGATGCGGAAGGGATGTTGTGGAACAGGGCGATACTAGGGAAGGCGAGGGTTGATGAAGCTCCGAACTTGAAAAGGATTGTGGTTGCACTTGATCCTGCTGTGACTGCGAACATGAATAGTGATGAGACAGGTATTATTGTGGTTGGTAAGTGCAAGGAAGGGTTTGGGTATGTGTTGGAGGATTTGAGTGGGAAGTATTCTCCGAATCATTGGGCGAAGATTGCGAACGATGCAGCGTTCAGGTGGAATGCGGATTGTATTGTGGCAGAGAAGAACCAGGGTGGGGATATGGTAGAGGCTGTGTTGAAGGCTCAGGGGACTACCACGAGGATTAAGCTAGTGTCGGCTACCAAGGGTAAGTATGTAAGAGCGGAGCCTGTGTATTCGTTGTATGAGAAGGGTCAGGTGTACCATGTTGGGTCGT